ATGTTGGAGTTATACAAAGTGATATATGAAATTGTTAGTCCAATTGTTGATTCATATTATGAGCATTATCCAGGAGGAAAAGAAAAAGTGTATCCCTATGCAGAAATTAGTTTCCCTAAGGTTAAGGCTAATAATGAGTACAGTAGTCTTAATGAGCTGTATATAGATATTTGGGATAACAAAAGTGAAAAGATAGAGGAAATTGAAAACATTACAGATAAACTAGTACAGGCTATTATGAATGGTTTAAATACTAGGATAATAAAGACAGATAATATGTTTATTCAAATAAATAAGGATAAGACATATAGATTGGATCTTACAGACACTGATGCAAACATTATATACAAGGATACAACAAATAGGTTGGAGCTTCAAGATATTGATGAAATCACTCAGCGTCGAGAACTTAGATTTTTAATTAAAGTATATGAGAGGAAGGATATAAAATGATAAATACAAATAATATTAATACAAATGGATTTACAAATAAAACAATGGAGCACTTATTAATTGATTCAGGAGCAATTTATAAAAACTTTGGATTACCAGATCAAGCTTTAGTTGGAGCTACTTCAGGTGGAAATGAGTTTGATGTAAAAACAAAAATGAGACAAATAAAGGTTGATGGAGTAAAGGCTGCAAATGCTAAAGGATTAGAGTTAGTGGACAGCGTAACAACAACTTTAAAATGTACATTTATAGAAATGACAGAGGAAATTTTAGCATCAGCACTTACAGCAAATATAGATAGAACAGCAGATGATAATTATGATGTTATAAGCGGAAAAATTCAAATAGATGATTCTGATTATATAAAGAATTTAGCTTTAGTTGGAACACTTTCAGGAAGCTCAAAGCCAATAATAATTTTAATTGAAAATGCGTTATGTTTAGATGGTTTGCAGCTTAAAACACAGGATAGTAAGGATAATACAGTAGCAGTTACATTTACAGCACATGCAGATCCAGCAAATCCTGATGCATTACCATACAAAATTTATTACCCTAAGATTACAAGTGATGCATTTACCTTAAGTAGTGCAGCAGTAAGTTCAGGAAATATAGTTCTTACAATGAGCGATATAGTAAATGAAACATTATATAAAGATGGTTTTACAGTAACAGTTGCGGATAAGGCAGATGCTATTACAGCAATCAAAAAAGGAAATGATGCAAAAACAATAGAAATAACATTAACAACAGCACCAACAAGTGGTCAAAGTGTTACAATTTCATATGCAAAACCAGCAGATACAAGCAAGCAGGTTAAATCTGAAAATGGTGTAGTACTAGAGGATGTTGCAGTTACAAATGTAATAAATAACTAATATAAGTTAGGGGGAAAAAGTATGAGAAATTTAAAAACAAGTGATTTATTTAGCTTAAGCAGAATTTTAAAGAAGATGAATATAAAAGATGAATTGAAGAGACTTGCAGCAAATATTACAGGTACGCCTAAAGAAAGAAAGAAAGCAGAGAAAGAGCTTGAAATAGATATGATTATGCTCTTTATAGAGAATATTTCAAATGCAGAGCAGGAAACCTACAAATTTCTTGCAGATTTAAGTGGTAAAACGCCACAAGAGATTAGTGAACAAGCACCAAAAGAAACAATAAGTATGATAAAGGAAGTATTCTCTAAGGAAGGGTTTAATGATTTTTTATCCTTAGCCTCCAAGTAGATGAGGCGGACTTCCTAGATGTGCTCTTAAGTAGGTATAATCCATTTGTAATGGAATTAGATATGTTACTAGGAATTAAACTTATTGAAAAGGCATATGAAAAGCAGTTAGATGAAAAGCTATTTGAAATGTGGAATTTAAACAGGTTATTTATGACGGAAAAGAACTTTGAAACCTTTGAGGAGTTTAGAGATAAAGCTATTCAAACTAAGGAATCAACAAGAGAAGTAAAGCATGAGAAGGAAGATATAATAAATAAAGCTGAGAGGATTATAGCTGCTTGGAAAAGGTGAATGCCAATATTTGGAGTTAAGTGCTGTAGAGTTTGATAGAGGAAGTTAGAAAAAATAATATATAGATATTTGATAAAAATGAAAAATAATCTATCTTGCCAAACCTTGTTAAAAGTTGTATATTTAAAACAAACTTTGTACGGGAGGTTTGGTATGGGTTATATTATTATTGCGTTAGTAATTGCAATAGCTCTTATAGCAGTTCTTAAATGGAAGGCGTTAATAGTTATTGGTGCAATCTTCATCATAGGATATTTCTTACCAGATAATAGTAAAAGTAGTGCTGAAGATGAAAAACTAGAAAAAATAATGATTCCTAAAGGGTTAAGAAAAATAGAGTATTATGGAGGATACAAAACAGAGCTTAGTAGTAAGCTATTTTTTGAAAATAGAAGCAACGGTATTTGTCTTTATGATAAAGAAAATAATTTCAAAGTACTTATTTTAAAAAGAAATATATTAAACTTTTCTATAAGTGGCGAATATCATAGAGATACAATAGTTTCAGGTGGAGAAATTAGAGGTGGAGGTTCGTCTATTGGAGGGGCGATAATAGGAGAACTTCTAGATGGTAATACAGGAGCAATAATAGGTAGTAGAAAGAAGACTACTTCGACGCCAATAAAAACAGAGGTAAAGACTACAGATTCAAGAAAAATAATATTGAAATTTAAAGAGGATGAACAGGAAAGAGGTATGATTTTGGATAAAAGCATATGGGATGATTTATGTTTCTTGTGTCCAGAAAAGAAAATTAAATAGACATATAAAAAGAGCTTGTACGAGCTCTTTTTTGTTTATAAAATGTCAGAGAGGAGGGACAATATGGGGTTATTAAGTAGTGTGTTGTTAGAAGATACAGCTGTTTCAACAATGATAAGTAAGCTTGATAAAGGTTTTGAGAAAATTATAGATAACGTATTAAATCTTAGAAATCAGCTGATTGAAGGAATAGGTTTAAAAAATATTTTGAACGATGTAATTGAAGGTGATAATGCACTTTCACAAATGAATTCTATACTAAAAAACACTGGAGAGGCTAGTGGAATGACTAAAAGACAGCTTATGGAGCTGGCAGAAGGTGAAGGAAGAATAACAGCTTTTAGTGAAAATACTAATATTGCTACAGAAAATCTATTGCTGACATTTAGCAATATAGGCAAAAGTGTTTTTCCACAAGCACTTAAAAGTGTAAATGATATGTCTCAAGCACTAGGTAAGGATACCAAAACTTCAGCACTTGAACTTGGTAAGGCTTTGAATAATCCAATTGAAGGAATAAGTGAACTAGAAAGTGTAGGAGTGAAATTTACAGCTTCTCAAAAAGATCAGATAAGTTCTATGCAGCAAGCGGGAAATATAGCAGGAGCACAAAATATAATTTTAAAACAATTGGAGAAACAATATGGTGGAAGCGCCGAAGCTGCTGGAAATACATTTTCAGGGCAATTAAAAATATTAAAGAATAATTTGGTAAGTGTTAACAGTGAGATGTTAAATGGGATGATGAAAACTCTAACCAATTTTTTAAAGCAAGTTAATAGTCTTGTTTTAAGTATGGGAAAAATAACACCAGCAACTCAAAAAGCAGCAGTGGCTTTTGCGTTAATAGCAGTGGGGATTAAACCTACCTTAGATGGGATGAATAAATTTTTAGCTTTAGCGGTTAAAAATAAAAACGAAATGAAAGCTCTTATAATAAGCTACAAGAACGGTGAAACAGCAATACAGAAATTTGCAAATTCAATTAAAATACTAGGTGGTAAGGTTGGAAATTCAAGTGGAATAAAAAAACTTCAATCGGCAATTGAAAGTTTGCAAATAATATCACTGTATGCAATGGATAAAATCAATCTTAAGGTTAAAAATGCAGCATCTGCTATAAGAAAAAGTATGAATGGTGTGTTCGATAAACTTCCAGAAGGACTAAGCAAAAATATTAAAAAGGTTAACAGTGATTTAAAAATTAGTATGTCTGGTATTACAGGTACAATGAGTAAAGTCACATCTAAAATGGGCAATATGAGTAAAAAGATTATATCACCATTAGCTAATATTAGTAAGAAATTTGTATCTAATATTGTTGGCATTAGTAAAAAAGTCACACCTGTATTTAAGCTTTTAGGTAAAAAAATGACTTCAGGTTTAACAGGATTGGTTAAATTAGGACTAAAAGCAGTGGGACCCGCAGCATTATTGGCAGCAGTACTTGTTGGCTTAGGTGTGCTTCAAATGCAGTCTGGCAAAAAGTTGGATTCTATTTCAAAACAACTAATAGCAAAAGGGCCGAAGATGATACAACAGTTTACTGCAAAATTAATTGCACAATTACCACAAATCATGGCGGCAGGTACAACTTTATTAAACAATTTTATAAAAGTTCTTACAGCAAATGCGCCAGCTTTAATACATGCAGCAGCTTCAATTATAACAGCTTTAGTTAATGGGTTAGCGGTGAATCTTCCTAAGATATTACCAGGAGTAATAAAACTTATTCAGACTATTTTGCAATCGATTATTCAAAATCTACCTACAATTATCATGGCAGGACTTAGGATAATCTTAGCATTAGTACAAGGAATCACTAATAATCTTCCACAGATAATTAACTCAATTATACAAGTGACAATCACAATGATTAACACACTTTCACAGCATCTTCCACAAATTATTGAAATGGGACTTAAAATACTTGTGGCAATTGTACAAGGAATAGTTAAGGCTATACCTCAATTAATAGCAGCAATTCCGCAAATAATTAGTGCTATATGGAATGCTATTAAGAATGTAAGTTGGCTTCAATTAGGAAGTGAAATTATAAACGGTATCATTGGCGGTATTAAATCAGCAGGAGAAAATTTATTTAACAGCCTTAAGGATTTAGCTGGTAAAGCTCTAAATGTTGCAAAAAATGTGCTTGGAATACATTCACCAAGCAGAGTATTTAAAGAAGAAGTAGGTTTGTTTATTCCTGCTGGAGTCGCTGAAGGAGTTGAAGAAAACACAGGTGGAGTAGTAAATTCCTTAAATGGTATGGCAAGCAAGATGGTAACAAGCATTGGAAAGAATAAAAGCAATATAGTCGATGCAGCAAAAGGACTTGTTAATATGAATTTTTCTACTATGGGAAGAATGAATCTAGCAGTAGCTGGTAATACATCAAATCCTTTTTCAACCGGTGGTGATAAGTACAATGCTTTATTACATGTTGAAAATCTTAGTATTGCAAATGATTATGATATTGAAGCTTTGGCTAATAAACTTAACTTTTATATGCAGAAAAGTAAAGCAGCAAAAGGAGGGAGATAGTTATGTTTTCTTTTAATTTTTTAGGTAAAGATAGTTATAAAGATTTTGGAGTATATGTTGAAGAAAGACCATCAATGCCTCTGCCTGAGAGAAATGTAACACTTACAGAGGTTCCAGGACTTAACGGAAGTTTGGTGGAGGATGATGGAACTTATAAGGATATTGTCGTATCTGTGAAATGTAATGTTATAGATGATAATCTCCCTAATATACTAGATAAAATAAGAGCTTGGTTAAGTAGTGGTATGGGAGATTTAATATTTTCAAATCAGCCTGATAAGAAATATGAGGGAAGAGTTATAGAGCAGATAGATATTTCCCAGGAAACTGAAATTTTGGGAAGCTTCCAGGTGAATTTTCAATGTAAGCCATTTAAGTATGAGGTGAATCCACAAATAATAACACTTATATCGAAGGGGAGTATAAGTAATTTAGGAAGCTTTGAGGCTAATCCAATAATTAAAGTATATGGAACTGGAAATATAACATTAAATATAAATGATAATACAGTAACTTTAACTAATGTTGTGGATTATATAACTATAGATTCTAAGCTTATGGATTGTTATAAAGACACTGCTTTGTGCAATAATCAGATGGGTGGGGAATTCCCTAAGTTGAAGCTTGGTGAAAATACCCTAGATTGGATAGGTAATGTTGATAAATTGGAAGTAACACCTAATTGGAGGTGGATTTAATTGATTTGTTTATATGATGGAAAGACAGCATTAAAAGAAGAAAATTTTAAGAATAATGGACTTGTGGTTTTAAGCGACTGCAAGTCTTGTTTTATAGAGGAAAAATTAAATGATAGCTACGAGTTAACTCTTGAGTATCCAATAGATGATAGAGGTAAGTGGCAGTATCTTGTAGAAAAAAATATTATAAAAGCCGATGGACAGCTATTTAGGATTTATCATAAAGAAAAAAATTTAGAAGGTGTAACTGTAAATGCAAGACACATATTTTATGATCTTCTAGATAATTTTATTGAAGAGGTAAGTATAGTAAATACAACCGGTGTTGGAGCTGTAGATTTAATACTTAATAATACTCAATTTCCACATCCCTTTAAAGTAACGGGTGATGTTTCTTCAAATGCATCAGCTAGTTATGTAAGAAAAAATGTTGTTGAAGCAATAATGTCTAGTGATAGTTCAGATGGAGACGGCTCAGGAAGTATTCTTAGTAATTATGGTGGAGAATTAGAAAGAGATAATTTTATCATTAAGTATTTAAACAATAGAGGGGAAGATAGAGGGGTAACTGTACGGTATGGCAAAAATATTGTGGGTATAGAGGAAACCTTGGACATGGATGATGTGGTTACTAGGATTATGCCATTGGGAAAAGATGATTTGCTACTTTTAGAAAAGTATGTAGATTCACCGCTTATAAATAATTATCATAATCCTATCGTACGTGAAGTTGAATTCTCAGATATAGATGATGAAGCTAAATTAAAGGAAGCAGCTGAGGCATATATTCAAACCGTAGATAAACCAACAATTAATTACACAGTTGACTTTATTGAGCTTACTAAAACAGAAGAGTATAAAAATTATAAAGTACTTGAAAGTGTATACATGGGAGATACAGTAACTGTAAAACATTCAAGGCTTGGCATTGATTTAAAGGCTGAGGTTATAAGGATAAAAAAGAATGTTTTAACTAATAGGATAGAAGAGGTTGAACTTGGAGATTTTAAAAAGACCTTATCAGATATGTTTGGTGATTTAAGTAATTCAATTAGTGATACCCAATCTATGATAAATAAAGTTAATGACGATGTAACAATTCAACTTGATAGTAAGATAGAAAGCTATTATCAGGATAAGGATCCTAAGATTTGGAGTACTGAAAGCAATTTAGCACACAATGGTGATATGTGGTATAAAACAGATACAAAACAGTTGTATAGATTTAATGGTTCTACAGGAAATTGGGATGAAATAAAAAGCCAGAATGCTATAGATGCATATGAAAAGGCTTCAAAGGCTCAAGATATAGCAGATTCTAAAAGAAGAGTTTTTGTAGCTCAGCCAAATCCGCCTTATGATCAAGGTGATTTATGGTCTCAAGGAAAAGAAGGGGATATTTTAATATGTATAAATTCTAAACTCTCCGGAGCGACGTATGATGCTTCGGATTGGGAGCTAGCAAGTAGGTATACTGATGATACAAAATTAGTAGAATTTATGAATGGTGTTTATAAAACGGATAAAGCTAATATGCAGGCTCAATTGGATGGTGTAATTGACACTTGGTTTTATAAAGGGGAGCCTAGTTTAGCTAATGAACCTTCAAGTGCTTGGAAAGATGACAATACAAAAAATAATCATTTAGGGGATCTATATTATGATATTGATACAGGATATGCTTACAGGTTTGCGTTAGTAGACAAAGAATATCAATGGCTTAAAATCACTGATATTGATGTAACAGAAGCGCTAAGTAAAGCACAAAAGGCTGGAGATACAGCAGATTCTAAAAGAAGAGTTTTTGTAGCGCAACCAATACCTCCTTATGATATTGGAGATTTGTGGTGCCAAGGGGATACAGGAGAAATTCTAACCTGTCAAAGAAGTAAAGCGCCTGGAACCTCATATGCTGAGGGGGATTTTCAGAAGCTTAATAAATATACTGATGATAGCTACGCTAAGAATATACAGGTTGGTGGAAGAAATTTATTAAGAAATACTAGTAACTTTAAGGACACAAATTATTGGTTTTTAGAAACAGGAACTAATCAAAAAACAGTTTTAAAAATTGTAAATGATGATGTTTATGGTTCTGTAATTTATATTGATAAGCAGAATGATGTTTCCTGGAGTGTAATTCGTAATATATTTTATTCTTACTATACTCAGTTATTTGATACAGACAAGGAGTATACTTTGTCATTTATGGGTAAATCAACTGAAAACAAAGAGTTATTAGTTGCATTTGTAAATGGGGATGGTACTAATTGGTGTCTTGAGGAACAAGAGTTTCAACTATCAGATAAGTGGACAAAGTTTACTGTTACGTTTAAACCAAAGGAAAAAGGAGATCAACCCTGTTTGTATATTATCACCGATATTGGTGAACTTTGGTTAACTAATTTTAAGTTAGAAGTAGGAAACAAAGCAACTGACTGGACGCCAGCGCCGGAAGATACTCAAAGTCAAATAGATAAAACTCAAAAAGATGTGGATAATGCATTAAGTACAGCAAATAATGCAAGTATAAATGCTACAAATGCAATAAATGCCATAGATAATATGTCACAGGATAACAAGTTATCGCCAATTGAAAAACAGAATTTAAACCAAACTTGGTTTGCTATACAGTCAGAAAAAAGTTATATTGATGCTCAAGCAGATCATTATGAGATAGATAAAGCTAATTACGATAATAGTTATGCTGCACTAGAAATGTATGTAACTCCACTAATATCAGATATTACGGTTACTTCCGATATTGATAGCAATACATTTAAAAGTAATTTTATAAGTTATTATAATGCTAAAAATGAATTGTTACAGTTAATAGTTAAGAAAGTAAAAGAAAATTTAGATGAGTTGGAAAATAACGGTGTAAATTTGATTGTAGGATCAACTGATAACTTACACACGTACCCAAGTGGGCTTATAGGTGTAAAGCAATCAGATAATTTTTGGAGATTAGGACTAAATTCAACGGATGAAATATTACAAGATAAGACTACAAACATAATTGAAGGAAAACAGTATACAGAAAGTTTCTTATTCAAAACTGATGGGATATTTAATAGCTTCAGCATAACCTTTTTTACTAATAATGGACATCATCCAATTCAAGCAAGTATACAAGATAGAGGAAATGGAGTTTTTAAAGCATATGCAACTTATACAACACAGGTTGGAGATCAATATATAAGGGCTCTTGATATTAATAATATAAATATTACTAATGGCACATATATAGATATACTGAATCCAAAACTAGAAAAAGGCAACAAAGCAACCGACTGGACACCAGCTCCAGAAGATACTCAAAAGAAAATCGATGATAATTATAATGACTATAAAAATTTTATAAATACAATCTACAACAATGATAAATCAGCAATGCAAAAGTCCATAGAAGATGCTACAACTACGATAAATTCAGCACTAGGAGGATACGTTCTAAAACGTAATAGTGAGCTACTTATTATGGATAATAATGATGTAAATGCAGCTCAGAAAATATGGAGATGGAATGTAAATGGATTGGGGTATAGTTCTACAGGATACAATGGACCATATGCCACAGCTATTACGAAAGATGGGAAGATTAATGCCGATTTTGTAACTACAGGAACGTTAGATGCTAACGTAATTAAGACTGGTGTTTTATCAAGCCAAGATGATTCTCTTAAGTTTGATTTAACTGGAGGAAGTATGAAAACTTCTGATAATCAAGGGAACTATACAACAATATCTGCTGGAGGAATAAAACACCATAGCACATTAAAGGGTATAAGGTATATAAGAGCTTATGGTAGTGGAAGTACTTCAAATACAGGTACTATGGAATGGGTAAATATTGCTGCATACAATGCGGCGGGAACAAATGTAGCATATCAAAAAGATACTAGTTATACAGGAACAAGATTAAGTTCAGATGATGAATACAATGTTGTTCTTGACAGAGAGGATGAGAGCTATAACTTTGGAGTAGCTACAGATGGTTCTAATCAGTATTTTCAAGTGGATTTGGGAGTAATTGAAGAGGTAAATAATATAAATGTAAAGCACATATGGGATGATTCTAGAGTGTATAGAAGTAGTATTGCAGTTAGCCAAGATGGTAATAGTTGGACAAATATATTTGATAGTGAAGCTAAAACACATAGGAATATAAGGTATATAAGAGATTGGCTCAATGGTTCTAATATAGATAATACTAACGATTGGGTTGAAATACAAGCTATCAATTCATCTGGTCAAAATGTGGCTCAAGGGAAAAATGCTTGGGGATCAATGGGAAGCAATTTAACTTCATTAACAGATGGAAATCTTGATAAAGATTCTGCAAAGGTACATTCTTCTGGGTTATCTTATGTGATTGTGGATTTAGGGCAAAATTACAATGATATTCAAACCCTTAAAATTTTTCATTTTTATGGTGATAGAACCTATCATGGAACAAGAACAGAAGTTTCGGAAGATGGCGTTACATGGTATTCTGCTTGGTCAAGTGCTTTAGATGGTGGGGAATATTTTGAGGCTAGTAGTGGGCATTCAATAGATATTACTAGTGTGTGGAATAGATATGCAGAAACAAATACAGGAATGAATTTTAGTGTGCCTGAATTACCAGTAGTAAATAATAATTCAGAATACCATTATTTATTATACAGCGGGAAAGTTGTGTTGTCAGACAAGGTGCCTCTTGCGATAATACATTTACCAGCAGAGTTTGTAGGGAAAAATTACAGTGTAAATGTAAATCCTGCAAATATAGTTAATTACTCGGATGGATTTATGCTTAAGAGTTTTTGTTGTTTTGTATCAGAACAGCATGATGATTGGTTTGGCATAAATGGAAGCTGCTTTGTTTGTCATGAGAGTAATTGGAATGAACCTATATTAATAAATTTGGAAGTTAATTATACAGTAGTAGCGTGATTGGAGGAATGTACATGGCTACGATAAAAGAAAATGAAGATAATATGACCATATTTTATTCTAAAAGTTCAGGTGAAATTATAAGTTTAGCGACAGGAATACAAGACATGAATTTCTTTGGTAAATTTAAAGATGACATGTCTCAGATAACAGATTTTACAATAAAGCCAAAGGATAATTTGGTTATCCAAAACCATACTAGTTTCATAATTGATGTAAATACAAAAGAAATAATGATGAAGCAGCAGCAAAATAATTATAAAGTAGTTTCTAGTAGTTAGAGTATAAATTTCAAGTGTGAAAGAATTGCAGAAAAATAACAATAAATTAAGGTTTTGATGAAAAGAGTTTTTTAAATGTTAAGGTAATAGGACTATGGCAAACCATGGTTCTTTTTTTATATTAAAATTGGAGGAGATAGAGATGGATATAAGTGTAAATGAAATTATTGCGTATATTTTTTATATTGTTATTATTAGTATTGGTGGATATATAGCTAAACAATATAAAGCACATAGTAAACAGCTTATAGAGCTTAAGGAAATAGAAGAAAAAAAAGCACAGAAGCTTTTGGGAGAACAAAATTATGAAAAGGCAAGACAAATTGTAGTGGATGGTGTTTATAGGACAGAGCAGTTAGCCAAAGAAATGGTGGAAGAAAAGTGGAATTCTTTAGATAAGCAGAATAAAACTCTTCAGTATGTGAGTGAACAGTTACAGAAGGTAGGTATTCAAATTTCACAGGAGGATATTTGCAATATAATAAAAGCTACGGTAGGACATATGAACATTAATAATCACTAA